TACCTCTGTGCTCTCGTCCCAGCACGCTTGCCCAAGCGGAAACATCTCAGCCGCGAGTGCTTCCGTAAAAGTCTCCTGCTCAATTCGAATATCAGGCTTCAGTTGTGCGTTCAATGTAACCCCAGTGAGGCTTGCTCGAAATCGTGCATTTGCTGATGCACATACATCCAGTCGTAGAACTGTTCCTGGTCACCAAAATCCACTAGCGACAAGTCAGGCGCTGTGGTAGGAGTTTGCCCCAAAAGCGTGTAAGTAGCGACATGGATATCAGCGTGGATTTTCAGCCAATTGCGCAAGCTGGGCGGCGGTGTAGTGCCGGGCTTCGCGTTTTTCATCAAATTGAGCCACTCATCGTCCGCTTTTGAGTCGAATATGCCGAAACTGGACGCGGCGACGTTAAATTTAGCGGTGAGCGCGGCGGCCGTCTGATCGTGTATGAAGCGATGCACGAGAAAGAAGTTCTTCATGCCAGAGTCATCGCCAAAACCGGTGGTGGCCGAAAGATCGATGATCATTGCAGCATGTCCCGCTCGGTCTTGCCGCGCAGCGCCAGCATGTCAAGGCGGGTCATAGCGGGCGCGCCAGCGGATGCTCCGGCCACAGTAAGCCCCAAATACTGACTGCCTCCCTCATTGCCAATAGTTACCTCGAAGTTGTAGCCGACGTTTGGCGCTGGAGAAGTGATGTTCGCGGCAGAAGTTCCAAACTCGGTATCGACGTTGACCGTGAGACCAGCCCCTGACACCCCCCCATTCGGCCACAGACCCGCTACCCCGGCGTTGATTGACTGCTTTTCTCGAGTTGGGGAGCCACCGTCCCAGAATTTGGTTTTTAAGAGCCACGACGACAGTGTTCCGCTTGCGAATAGTTCGTAGAGCTGGGCACCGGCGCCGGACACATTGGCGCGCCATCCGAAAGCCGTTGCGACACCATTTATCGGAATGCTAGTGATGGCCGTGGTCACGAATGTGGGGCTCGGATTCATATACGAGGAGAACCACCAGCGACCGCGGAAATAGAGCACGCATAGTGGTCTCTGCAAGGTGGCTTGCGTGAAATTATCCACGAAACTTATCTGCATTCCTGCGCAAATCTCACCTTGCACTTGCACTGTGAATCCGTACGGCTGCCCGGTGTTCGGCAGCGCAATGATTTGCGATATTTTCTCTGAGATCTTCTCCGGTGTAGCGCCAGCAAGTAAGTAAATCCCCGAGGAGTGATAAAACAGTATCGCGCGAAAGTATGCGGTGACTGACGCAGGGAAATTGGTGCCGACCGTGCCGGTGACATTGATTCGCGAAAACGAGGTCACACCTAGTGTAATCGTCACATTGGAGAGCGCATCTATCGATGACTGGCCAAAAATATAAAGATAGTTGTTGGCGGCGTAGAGAACCGTGATGTTGCCAATGAGGTACGAGTCAGAAATGAAGAACGATCCCCCGGCGCCGCCAAATGAATTGTACGAATTAATGTCGGTGAAGTAGACAGTACGATTAAAGCTGATCCACACGCGCCCCTGGTATGTTGCGATGGACTGGCCTCCAATCACGCCGCTCGAGGTAATATTCCACGTATCTATGGTTTTTGTGGAAGTTTCATCCGCCACCGTAGTAGTGCCAGTGTAGCCTGAGCCGCGCGTCAATATCTGCATCGACACTGCTTGAATATGATCGGCGAACGTGGCACCAGTGCCTGCTCCGGTAGTCGTAATGACCGTGCCGGTCGGACCTGTAGCCACCAGGGTCGATGTGGGTGGACCTGGATATTGACCACCTGCGGATAGCGTAATGCCAGTGATGGGTCCGGTGCTGCCGCCGCCGCTGATAGATGCCACAACAATGGTGGCTGGTACGGTTGGATTACCGTCCGTCAGATAAATGGTGTCGCCAACGGCGTAGCCGGTTCCAGCGTTCTGCAATTGCACATTGATTACTTGATAGACAGCTTGGAATGTAGCTCCAGTTCCGGTTGCCGTGACGATTTGCTTCAGTTGCGTGCCGCCCAGCACAGCTTGTGCCACCCCCGTAAGGGTTGCGAACGCGGCAGTGTTGTTCTGCGGCGTGAGCGTGTTAGGTGCGGTGACGCCGTAATCCCAGTACCCGGTCGGATCGATGATCAAAATTCCCTGATTGTTATAAGGCGTCGCGTAGGTCTGGCCGGAAGTAAGTCCGGTGATGATGAGCACAGGTGATCCGATCGGGATACTCGCGATATATCCATTGCCGGTTACTTCAAACACCACGAAAACGTAGTTCTGCCCATTCGCGGCAAAGGACATCGTGTACGAAGGAATGTTGGTTTCTGCAAGGATATTGACAGAAAGATTGGCGAGCGCGACCGGATAGGCTTGAGCCGGCGCCACAGGGATGATGTTCTCAGCCCAGTAGAATTCGTTATCGTTGATTGCCTCACGGCCGTCGAGCAAATTCACGCCCATGAATTCGCGAAGGATGAACTCTGGGTTTTCTCCTCCTACGTTCTGCGACCGTGCCACGTCTTATCCTTGATACACATCCGGCAGGCGGCCGGTGTACACGCTCACCACCTCGCGCACGCGACGCTGATACTCCTCGAGCTTCTTCTCAGCCTCACCGTAGCTCTGCGCGTTCGACTTGGCTAGATATGCAGCATAGAACTTGATCGGATCCTGCGACATCGGCGGTATGTTGTCGATTGTCGTAGTGTCGCCGACCGCAAACGGTGTCGGCAGGATGACCGAGTCAACTTCGATCCCGTAGGTCTGGTCAGGAGTTGGACCCAAAAAAATGGCATTGTCGCCGTACACTGCCCACGATACCGGCTGGCGCTGATAACTCGCAGCAGTGAAGGGCCTAAACCATGCTGAGAACAATCGAAACGGATACCACTGCAGCGTGTATCGCTCGGTTCCCCATATCAAGTGCAGTCCCAACACATCATAGGTGTTGACGTTGATGACGCCAGTTTGAATGGTGGCGCCAGTGCCGGCGCCGGTATCAGAGACAACGGCGGTGGGGGCCGAAGTGTAGCCGGAGCCAAAATTCGTAAAGGTGATGGTGTTGACAGCACCACCACTTTGCGTCAGCGTCGCTGCCGCCCCAGTTCCCCCACCACCGCTGAAAGATACCGAGGGATTTGAGTAGTTCGCCCCCGGTGTAAGGATTGACGCGCCACTGACTGCACCAAACTGATACTGCTCGGTGCCGCCCGTGATGTAGGTCGTCTGAAGAGTACGCAGGCAACCGGTGTCCATGACCAGTTGCTTGCGCGCCTCGTTGATGTATCCGTCGATCTGCGGTTCGGTCCAGCGATTGCCATTCGGATCGTGGAGCTGGTCGTAGACCTGAAACTCATAGGTGCCTGGAGTGGTCGAGGGGCCAAGAGTTGTCACTTACCACTCTTAAGCTGCCGCCGGACTCTCAATCGCTTTCGCGAGCGACGACTTGGACACCATCACCGCCTCATCGAACACGAAGTTCGCAAGTTTCGCCACCCCTTCCTTGTCCTCGACGAAGTTTTTCAATTCCTTGTCATAGGCCGTGGCCCAGCCTAAGCGCACCAACACCTCAGTGGTGTCGTTCAAGTTCCAGCCGAACATGTGCGTGGCGGCAGGCTTTGAGATGAACACCTTCTCGCCCGGAGGAAACACGAAGTCCTCTCCGTCGTAGCGATCAGTGTGCAAGAACTTGTTCTTGTTCGTAACGAAAATACCATCCATATGTCAACTCCGGATGTGTTGGTGAAAAACTTTCAGACGCGCGAAGGGCGCGCGCCGCTGCGGCCTGGACCGCCGTCGCGCTTGCCTTGCAATTTCTTCATCATGTCAAAAAACTCCTGCTTTGTGCCGTGATAAGGCGGTGGAACTCTGCGACCCAGAATCTGCACCGCCTTTTTCATCAGAAGGTCTGCAGCTTCACGATATCAGACGCTCCACCCATGACCGGCGTCTGCACCGCCACCGTTGTAACCGTGCCGGCAGCCAACTGCGTGCCGAAAGCGAGCGTCGGGGCGACTTGGAAGTTCACGCCGCCGAAGCCGTTGCCTGACAAGGTGGTCACGCCAGTGGTCGGCGCCACGACGAGCGGCGGATACACAGGATTTGAGATCTTCTGCGTGTAACTGGTAGAAGTGTTCGCCGCCGGTGTCGCCACCAGCACGCCGCCTTGCACAACGCCGAACGCGTTCGTGTACCCTGAGCCAGGAGTCGTGTTGGTGATGGACGTGATCGTCCAGTTCATGATCGGGGTGGCGGTAGGTGCCGGGTTGCTCGTGCCGCCGTACGTGAAGGTCGGAGCCGCAGCCAGGGCCGTGCCGGTGTAGTACGGCCACATGGCAAGGACCGATCCTGATCCTGTGCCAGCACCCAATCCTGCCGTGCCAGTGGCACCGAATAGCCACCCTAAGCACGCGCCGCCGCCAGTGGTATCCCCAGGCTGCGGGACCACGTTGATTCCAGGCAGGCTTATCATGCCGCAGCCCTGATCAATCACGGTCACCGCATTGATGGCACCACCGGATATGGTGCAGACCGCGATGGGGAGCACATAAGGCTGGTTGCCCTGGTTCAACGGCGGCGTAAAGACGATCAGCGGCGGCTTCGTATAGTTGGTACCAGCGCTCGCAGTGATACCGCCGGCTGCGGATCCTTGGCCGAACGCGGTGAGGGACTGCCCGACTCCAGAAGGGTTCTGACTCGACAGATTCCCGTTGAACACCGTGCCAGAGAAGGAAATGGTCGCGTTGATTGCACCTCCAACGATGGCATTCCACAACGATCCGCCGGCGGACGGCGTGATAGTGAAAATCGAGTTGCCGATCGTCGTGGTACCGTTCTGGATGACGATCTGGCCGCCCTGGCCTGCGCCAAACTGGCTATAGCCATAGAAGCCGTTCGTGCCGCCGGAGCCGGCCGCCGTGATCACCGCGCCCACTGGCCCGCCGGTGCTGTTCGACACTCGGAAGTTAGCGCCGTCTGAGGAAATCGTCACGAGCGCATAGGGTGTGACATCGACGTTCTGCCAGTACCCCATCCCTTCGTCGTACATTTGCAGCGTCGTGTACTGCCCTAGCTGCAGGAAATACTGTCCAGATAGCGGGTTGTTGGTCCCGATCTGCGGTGTAGAGATGGCGCCGAACGCACCCACGACTCCCTGGCCTGGCGGCAAAAGGAAGGTGGCGCCGGCTGGAACCGCGATCGGCACTTGAGCGTAGTTGTTGCCCTGGCCAGAGATATCCATGAAACCCATGTGCTAACTCCTCAAATCGCGACGAAGGTGAAGCCAGTGACGACGGTTGTGACCTTAGGCTTCGCCAAGACGAGCTCCAGCAGCGAGAGTACCGCGCCGATGTAGCCTATCTGGAAATTGGACAGTGTGGACTCAAACCCGGTGAAGGCGAACGCCGCACGCTCGTGGATGTAGAATGCCAGATATCCGGTGTTGAGCAGGTACAGCGTCCCTTCAGGAACATACGGATCCATGTAAATCGGCACGCCTGAGACCATGCAGGCGCGAAACGCCGAGCGCGCGCCCCACGGCTCATCATCAAAGCCCTTTTCCGGGGTGACGACGAAGGACTCGTTGCCCAAATAGTCATTCTGCAAGGTCTGCCAAGTGGCCGGCCCCATGATGCCGAAGGTTGGCAGTTCGCCGCCGTACTTGAAAGTCCCTGTGATGTACTGCGCGACGGTCGCGCGTGTCGGATTACCGGCCGCCGTGTAGCGCTTGGCCTTCAGCCACGGATTGGTGGTGCGGCTCTGATTGCCGTAGTTGACAGAATTGGTGCCATCATCGACCGCGGCCGGCAGACCGATGATCTGCTGGGTGTTCCCGACGTTATTCAAGAGCGCGGTCGCAACACCGTCGCAGTACACGTTACCAGCATCGTTCATGCGCGCCGCGAGCAGGGGAATAATCTCGTGCGCGTCCTGAATCAACCCTTCAAACCCAAGGTATGGGATCGGGATGACCGCGCCTTTCAAATTGAATTCAAGATTCGTGACCGCAGGCTGCACCGCCGGCTGATTGAAGGATCCGTCGTATCCAACCCACTGCAGGTTGACGAACTGCGCGCCCTGCGCCGGGATCGTGACTGACGATACACCGCCGGTTGCAGGCTGAGAGTTTGCGATCAGTGCCGCGGCAAGCGGCGAGGTGTTGTAAAGCTGAACAACCAGCTTTTTGACGAAGGCTCGGCGAACTACGTATTGCAGCTCCTGTCCGAGCGAGTTAACGCCGCCAGCGGGGAATACACCAGTACCGAGCACAGGCATGAGACTAATCTCCTAAGACAAGGCTCCTACTTTGTGCCTGTCAAACACAGTAGGAACGTAAAAATTAAGCGTTAATCGAGCCAATCCTGGTCATAAACACTCCCGCCATACAGAGAAAGTATTTCGCGGGCGTACTTCAACTTGTCAGGAATTCTCTGTCCTTTCGGATTTCTGGAACTCCACAACTCCAAATTATCTTCGCGATTATCTGAACGGTTGCCGTTTTTGTGGTGAACCGTTTCTTCCGTCAGCAACTGGCGTCCGATGATGCGCGCCATAATGACACGGTGCTCAAGTTCCATCTTGCCGTTATTCGACAAGTACACGTATCCGTTCTTGTCCAGCCATTTGCCGTTACCGTAATTGGTATTCTTTGCGCCTTGCTGGTGTTTTGTTCGATGCTCAGAACTTGCCTTGCATCCAGCTCTCATACGGGCGCGAGTTTCATCAGACTTTTTTGATCCTATCGGCCAAGGCGCTTGCTGGCGCGCTCTACCGGCGCGGATTTTCGCTCGGTATTCTTCGTGCTTTGCTGGATCGAGTGGCAGCATAGCTAGTGCGCTTTTGCGCCTCCCAATCCTGGAACCTTGCCCGAAGAGATCTCATTCCACGCCTCGAAAGCCTGATTCATCGCAATCTTGTCGAGTGCCGCTCGATCTCCCAAGCCCTTGCCCCAGACATCCTTCTCAGGCATGTCATAGGTAGGCGGGGAGAAGGTTGCTGGAGTCGGCGTGGGCGACTGCTTGGATGCAAGGTAGACACGCGCCGCAGCGTCGTGCGTCCAGTTAACCTCTTTGTCATCCACCATCATCTGCTCAACCGCAGTTACATCGGTGTCCGACAACTTGTACTTGTCCTTGATCGCTTGGCGCCGCTCACGAACGTTGTCGCGCGCGTCGCGCTCCATGATCGAGCGCTCGAGCTTCAAGCGCTCATCGCGTTCGGCTTTGATCTCGGCGCGAATCTGCTGCTTCGCGTCGAATTCAGGAATTGAAGTGTTGGGCGCGACCTTTTTGATCGCTGCCTGCATGATCTCGCGTGTCTCAGGATTTTTCGCGAGCGTGCGCAGAAGTTCGGCATCGCCCTGCGTGGACTTGGCGTGCGCCAAGAGTTGATCGACTGTCAAATCTTCTAGGTTTGGCATCAGCCTGCCCGCCCGCCGCCTGGCTTACTGATCGAAAGAGGATTCTTTTGCGCGATGCGAGCCGGCTTGTCGAGGCCGCCGTGTTCAGCGTAGCGAGGCTGATTGATGATTTGTCCGTTGTCCTTCTCAGGATCGGTGGGCTTCCGAAGGCCAGTCGTCGCAGGTTCCAAATATCTCGCCGGCATTTTCAGTTCCTTACGCGGCCGGAGCCGGTTGCTGTTTCGCTTGCGCCATCTGCTTCATGATCTGCTGTTGCACCGCTGTCCCGCCACCCATCTGCGGCAAACGCCGCACCATTTGTAGGATTTCTGCCGGAACTAGGTCGGAAGTGTCCTTCTTTGCAACCATAGATGCAAGTATGTTGAGCGCCTTGATGACTTTGGCGCCCTCCGGTGACTCACTGCCGAAGGCAGGTAACGCCTCCTCAAGCATGTTCACCGCGATGTGAATGTTGGTCTGCGCCGCGGCCTTAAGTCCGCGCTTATCCTGCGGCGTCGACAGTGGTCCGGCCGCTGGTGATTGACCTGGGGGTTTTGCGCCAGGCGCTTGCGCCGCGGCAGCTGCCGGGCCGCCAGGACCTGGCATCGCGGATGGCGGCTGTGCGCCACCTGGGGCTGCGCCGGGGGGCGGGGCACCGGCCCCACCGCCCGACATCATTTGCTGCAGCAATTCCGGCGGGACCGACATCAGACCCGACGCGGGGTTCTTTTACCGCCGCGCACTTTCATGCCACGACGGGTGAGTGGAA